CTCCATCAGATGTAATTAAATTTGATTCTACAGAATATATTACAGTTCCTAATGATTGGTTAACTACAACGGATTCTAGTATTCAAACTATTAGAGAAGGAGGAAACTCTGATATTAATAATAATCAAATAAAAGCAGTATATATTGAGGATGGTGGGAAAGGATACACTACAGGCACGACTGCAGATATTTTAGGAGATGGAACTGGAGGTAAAGTTTCAATTACGGTAGATAGTGCAGGTACAATAACCGATATTACGGTAACAAATGGTGGAAAAGGATATACATATGGAATTCTCAATTTACCCAAATCTTCCCCCACTGATACTGCAAAATTAATACCTATAATTCCTCCATCAAAAGGTCATGGTTATAACATTTATGAGGAGTTGGGAACAGATAAAGTATTAATGTACGCAAGATTCGACGATTCAACTAAAGATTTTCCAATAGACACTAAATTTGCTCAGGTCGGAATTATAAAAAATCCCGAAACATTTTCTGGAGCAGGAGTAACTTTTACTGGAAATACATTCTCATCTCTTTCTGGTATCGGACTATCAGAGTCTAGAAATGTAACTATTGGTGAACAAATAACTCAAAGTGTGTCTGGGGCAAAAGGATATGTAGCATCATTTGATAAAGATACTAAAGTTTTGAAGTATTATCAAGACAGATCATTATGTTTTGGAAATAAAATAGACCAAACACTTAGTAACAGTACAACAAATATAATAGCATTCAATTCTACTAATGACATCGAATTTAATACTAGTGGAGGTTCTGCAAGTATTGCAGATCTAAACGGTAGTGTTGTAGTTGTTAATAATAAGCAGATTAATCTGGGAGTTACTTTTACAAATGGTCTTGCAAATCCAGAGATAAATAAAAAGACGGGGGATATAATTTATATTGACAACCGACCCGAAGTTCAGAGAGACTCTAGACAAAAAGAAGACATCAAAATTATTCTGGAATTCTAAAAAAAGATGGCACAAAAAACAGACTTAAATATAAGCCCATATTATGATGATTTTGATGGGGATAAAAATTTTTATAAAGTTTTATTTAAACCAGGATATCCAGTTCAGGCTAGAGAATTAACAACTCTTCAATCCATCTTACAGAACCAAGTAGAGTCTTTTGGTGGCAATATTTTTAAAGAAGGATCTATGGTTCTTCCAGGATCTGTAACTTTTGATAATCAGTTTTCTGCAGTAAAATTAAATGCGGTCAATTTAGGTATAGATGTCTCTGTTTATATTAAGAATTTTATTGGAAAGAAAATTACAGGACAACTTTCGGGTGTAACAGCATCTATTCAAGAAGTTGCACTTACATCTGATAGTGATTTAGTAACTGACATTACAATTTACGTAAAATATGGAGAATCTGGAGATGATGCAGATGTAGATACATTTCAAGATGGGGAACAATTATTTGCAAGTGAAAATGTTACCTATGGTAATACTACAATTAATGCAGGAACTGTATTTGCATCATTAATTTCTCAAGATGCAACATCTATTGGTTCAGCAGCATCTATTGATAATGGTGTTTATTTTATCAGAGGAACATTTGTAGAGGTTTCAAAGCAAACACTTATATTAGACTATTATACAAATACTCCTTCTTATAGAGTAGGATTAAAAATATCAGAAACTATTGTAAATGCAAAAGATGATTCATCCTTGTATGATAATGCAAGTGGTTTCACTAATTTTGCAGCACCAGGAGCAGACAGATTAAAGATAGCATTAACACTTACAAAAAAAGAAATATCTAATAATACAGATACTGATTTTGTAGAGATATTGAGAGTAGATGAAGGAAGAATTAAAAAAATTGAAAATAAACCTGTCTACAATTTAATAAGAGATTATATTGCAGAAAGAACATTTGATGAATCTGGTCATTATGCCGTAGATGAGTTTGGTGTTAAAGCACTCAATTCGTTAAATGATCAAATCGATAATGATGGTTTATATTTAGAAGGAGAAACTACAGAACAAGGAAATACTCCATCGGATGATTTAATGTGTCTACAGGTAAGTCCTGGAAGAGCATATGTTGATGGTTATGATGTTACTTTAGATACAGAAACTGCTATAGATGTAGAAAAACCAAGAGACACTGAAACTATTAATAGTGCAAATATTCCATTTGAGATGGGGCATTTACTTAGAGTTAATAATGTCCGTGGTGCTCCAAAAGAAAATGAAACTTTATATTTATATGGTCGATTGGGGTCGATAATTGGTGCTGCGAGAGTATATACCTTTAACTTGACTGATGCTGCATATTCTGGTGCAGCAACTCAATGGGATTTATATCTTTATGATATTCAAACTTATACATCTGTAACTTTTAATAGAAGTGTAACGGCAACTGAAATGCCAACTTCCTCCTTTATAAAAGGAAAAAGTAGTGGAGCAAGTGGTTTTGTTGTTTTTGGTGCCCCTACAGCAATTTTAAATCTTTCTCAAACTTCAGGAACTTTTGTAACCGGAGAAAAACTAATTGTTAATGGAATTGAAACTGCATTAACAATTGCAAGTTTTACTCAAAATACAATTGACCAACTTGGTACTGTTAGACAAAAAGGAGCAGAAGAGTTTCCAAGTTTTTCTGCATCTTTATCTATATATAATTTTACTGCAGATGCAGTTCTAAGTCCTAGAAAATTCTCTAATGGGATTACAGAAGTTAATGTCACTGGAACTCAAGTAACAAGTCCAGGAAAATTATTCTCTGGAGTGAACGAGAACGAAATAATTAGTGTCATAGAGGGAACTAATTTAAAATATAATAGAATTGTATCAATTTCTTCAGATTTAGCAACACTAACTATTGCTAGTATTGGTAGTGTTAGTGGAGTATATGACGGAACTTCCATCGGAAATGGAAATTATACAGCAAATCTTAGAAAAGCACAAATAAGAAATAGTGAAAATGGATTTCTTTATGCAAATCTACCTGAATCTAACATATCTTCAGTTGATCTTTCTAATTCGCAGTTAGCAATAACAAAGCAAATAACTCAAGAATCAACTGATGTTAATGGAGATTTGGTATTTGGTCTACTACCAACTGGTATTACAAGTGCATTTTACGAATCATTTGATCAAGAAAGATATTCTATTCATTATACTGGGGGAGGAATTGGAACAATAACTTCTGAAGCATTTACTCTTACTGGAGGGGGAACTGGAGTCGAAATTGAAGGATTAATCTCCGGTCAATCAGATATAGTTGTAAATACAACTCTCAAAAAGAATGGTATACAAAGTAAAATTAAAAACTTTACTAGAAGTGCAATAAAAGTAGTTGAACTATCAAAATTAGCACAATCTGGGTCTGCATCTAGCATATCAATCAATGATGGACTAACATATAATCCATATTATGGACTCAGAGTTCAAGATGATCAAATTTCATTAAATGTTCCTGATGTCTCAAAAGTTCTTGTAGTATACGAATCATCAAATACTGCAGATCCTAAATTGGATACAATAGAATTTTCTTCAATATCTAATGTCGGAACAGATGCGATTATTGGTGAAAATATCATTGGTTCTGAAAGTGGAACAGTTGCAAGAATTGTTACAAATCAGAATTCTACACCATCATATTTTTCTTTACCTAATTCTTCATCTAGTAACAATAAATTAGGTGTGGTTTATCTAAATCAAAATACTTTTACTGCTGGAGAAACTGTAACATTTAAAGAATCTAATATTATTTCTACGGTTCAGTCTATTACATTGGGAAAATATAATAATGTAACAAATAATTTTGTTCTTGATGGTGGTCAAAAAAATGAATATTATGATTATTCAAGATTGATTAGAACAACAGATTCGGAACCATCTAAAAGGTTGCTAGTTGTTTTTGATCATTATATAGTTCCTGCATCAGATACTGGTGATGTATTTACGGTTTTAAGTTATGATTCTGATAGATTTTTAAATGATATTCCTACAATTGGACCTAATAATGTTAGAGCTTCTGATACATTAGATTTTAGACCAAGAGTTGTTAATTATTCAGGAATAAGTTCTTCACCATTTGATTTTGGGTCAAGAACATTTACTACAGATTATAACTTAAAACCTGGTGAGAGTTCTTTAATTGGGTTTGATTTTTATCTTCCTAGAATTGATAAATTATATCTTGATAAGTTTGAAAACCTTATTGTTAGTAAAGGTGTTTCAGCAAAAGATCCAAAAGCATCTCCAAGTAATGATCAAAGTTTGATGGAATTGGCAACGATTATACTTCCACCATATCTTTATGACCCTGATGATGTTTCTATTAATTTGGTTGATAATAGAAGATATACCATGAGAGATATTGGTCAACTTGAAGATAGAATAGAAAACTTAGAAAGAGTCACATCTTTAAGTTTATTAGAGGTTAGTACTGAAGCATTGCGTATTGAAGATGAAGATGGCAATAATAGATTCAAGTCTGGTTTCTTTGTAGATAATTTTGCAGATAGAACAGGTAGTGATGAAAATCTAACATCAGCAGATATTAGTGAAGGTCAATTGAGACCAAGACTTCTTTCCAATTCCTTAAGACAAAGAGTTTTACCTTCATCGGAAATTTCCGAAGAAGATTTGGATTTGACAACTAACTTTGAGTTATTAGATCCAAATATTCAAAAAACTGGGAATATTGTTACTCTAAAATATGATTCTATCGGTTGGTTAGAGCAACCACTTGCTACTCGTGTTGAAAATGTCAATCCATTCCATGTAGTAGAATATGTTGGAAGTGTAAAACTATCTCCAGAAAATGATTTTTGGATTAGAACCATTTATATTCCCCCTTCTGTACAGAATATAACAAGAAGAACTACTAATGTTGTTACTAACACTGTTAGAAATACAGTATCAATACCAATACAGAATGAAACACCTGAAATACCTCGTTTTAGAAATAGATTGGATTTCTTTGCATTTGCTCTCCTTCGAAGGAGACAAGCAACGCAAAGAACAGACTGGAGAAGTAGTACAAACTCTAGAACACAGACTTCAATAAGTTCTAGAACTAGAGTTGATGTACGATCCAGAGATGTTCTAATCTCAAGTGGTGATGAGCAGTATATCAGATCTAGAAATGTTTCTTTCTTTGGAAGATCACTGAAACCTTTAACAAGACATTATCAGTTCTTAGATAATCATAGTAATGTAGATTTTATACCGAAACTCATAGAAATTGCTAATAGCACATCTTTAAATACATCTGGTACTTTACAAGGTTCATTTACTTCAGGTGAAACAGTAAAAGTATATAAAGGTGGACAAGAAACAGGTCGGTTTAGACTTGCAACATCAAATCATAAAGAAGGTCCTTTCAATTCACCATCAAGAACTTATAACATTAATCCTTATGTAAGATCCGAAAACTTACCAACTTCATATAGCCAATCATCCAAAACATTAAATATTGACCTAAATTCATTATCCGATGAAGCACAAGGAAGATTTTTTGGATACATTACCAAAGGAGCAAAGATCGTTGGACAAACGAGTGGTGCAATTGCATATGTAAAAGATTTAAGATTGATAACTGATAATTATGGAGATCTTTTTGGTTCATTCTTTATCAAGAATCCTCATACAAATCCGGCACCAAATCCAAGACTTCTTACTGGTAAAAAGACATACTTATTGACTAGTAGTTCTACAAATACCAAACCATTACCTGGAAGTAAGTTAATTTCTACCGGTCAAGGATCTTATAGTGCTGTTGGAACTCTCTTAACAAGACAAATACAGACCACAGTAACGACAACTATTGACACTACGGTAAGACGTACTACAACTATAACAACAACTAGACGTGAGGTTGTTAGAGCGAGAAGATCTGATCCTCTTGCACAGTCATTTGTTGTCGGTAGAGATATTGATGCTCCCGATTTAAATGGATTTAGTAGTGATGATAAAGGTGTAGTTCTTACTGAATTAGATATCTATTTTGCTAACAAACCAGCAGGTAGTGAACCTCTTGAAGTTCAAATAAGAACAGTGGAACTTGGTATTCCAACTCTAAATCTGGTTGGAGAATCTAAAACATTATATCCAGATCAAATTACAACATCAGCAACTGGAGAAATTGCAACAAGAGTTACATTTGATGAACCGAAATATCTTGCCCCAGGAAATGAATATGCTGTAGTTTTACTTGCACCTACTTCAGATGAATATGAAGTTTGGATTGCAAAAATGGGAGAGAGAACTGTTAATACACAATCTTTACCTGATGCGGAAGCAGTCATTTATAGTAAGCAATTCGCACTTGGTAGTTTGTTTAAGTCTCAAAATGGATCTATTTGGACTCCTACACAAGAATTAGATCTTAAATTTAAACTTTATAAAGCAAAATTTACTGCAAATACTGGTATTGCATATTTTGGTAATCCACCTTTAGATCAAAGTAATGGATATGTAAATAATTTACTTACAAACCCAGTTACAGGTCTACCAAAAACTGTCAATCTTGGAGTTACAACATTCACAGATTCTGGACTGATTGATATTTTAAATACTGGTAGAAAAATTGCCGGTTCTATTCCAAATAGTTATGGATATATTGAGTATGCTGGAGGTCCAGTTAGTGGCACACCAACAGTTACTAATGGAGGAGAAAATTATACAACTCAGTCTGATTTAATAACAACTACTCTGGTCGGAAAAGGTAGTGGATTAAGACTGACTATTGCACAAACTGCTGGTGTAATTACTGGGGTCACAATAACTGATAGTGGAACTGGATATGAAGTTGGTGACGTGGTAACTATTGATAATGAATTGAATGGTAATATAACAGGAAGAGGTGCATTAATTACTATTAGTACAATTACCGGAAGAGATACCCTTTACTTGACTAATGTTCAAGGTGAAGTTGGTGCAGCAAAAGCATTCAGATCTAATGCTGGAGTTGGAGTAAGTTATTATGATACAGATACAACTATTGTATCTCTGGCATCTACCACCATTTTAAGTGTAACTGAAGGAACAGGAACAAATTCTGGTAATTACTTAGAAGTAAGTCATTTCAATCATGGAATGTATGCCAATAATAATAAATTGCAATTGAGTGGTGTTGAATCTAATATTTCACCAACAATTCTTACTGCTGGTTTATTATCAACAGAATTAAATACAATATTTGTTGGACTTTCTACTGACTTTGAAACTTTTGAAGGTCTTCCTGTTAGCAATTCCAATCCAGGATATGTAAAAATTGGAGATGAAGTTATATCATACGAAACGGCATCTTCAAATGAGTTAGGAACTCTTACTAGAGGTATTGAAGGAAAAATTGAATCTCATGAAGTTAATTCTAAGGTTCAAAAGTATGAGTTTAATGGAGTATCTTTAAGAAGAATTAATAATGTAATTTATGATATTTCCGATACTGGAATTGACTCTAATGGATATTATGTTGAAATAGATCGAAGTGCTACATATGGAGTAAATAGATCTGCAGATACTGCAACTTTACCACAATTATCATTTAATAGACAATTTGTTGGTGGTGGAAATAATGTCTATGCAACTGAGAATATCCAATTTAATTCACTAAATCCAAGATTCTTTGTTCAGGCACCTGGTGATTCAACTTCAGTAAGTGCCGTAGTTAGAACAACAACCGGAACTAGTATTGATGGCACTGAAACTTCTTTCCAACTTCTAAATGAAGTAGAACCTGTAGAATTGAACTCCTTTAATAATTTAAAATCTACCAGAATAGTGTGCTCTAGAGTGAATGAATTGCAGCAACCAGCATTCAATAATGTTTCTGGTAGAAGATCATTTACTACAGCAGTTACATTAAATAGTACAGATGAAAACTTATCTCCAATTATAAATCTCGAAAATTCTACTGTTGAATTTGCATCAAATTATTTAAATAGACCTGTCACCGATTTTGCTTCAGATTCTAGAGTAAATTCTATTTTAGATGATCCACACTCAGCAATCTATGTTTCTGATACTGTTGGACTTTCCAAACCAGCATCTTCTTTGAAGGTTATACTTGGGGCATATAGACCTGCATCTGCAGATATTAGAGTTCTTTATAGTCTCGTCAGAGATGATTCATCTGAAATTGAACAAGAATTTGAATTATTCCCAGGATATGAGAATCTTGAGGCAACTTCTGACGGTGGATTTAGAGTTGTTGATCCATCTTTAAATAACGGGAAATCTGATGTTAAAGTTCCTGCAAGTTCTGCTAACCAGTTCTTAGAATATGAGTTTAGTGCTAATGATTTGGGAGAATTTAGTGGATATTCAATTAAAATTATTATGTCAGGAACTGATCAGGCAAATGCACCAATTATTAGTGACCTTCGAACAATCGCATTAGCATGAAGAATTTAATAAGAGTTAAAGATCATCCTCATCTTTACAGAGATGAGGATACTGGAGCAATTGTTAATTGTGACGATATTGCTTATGATAGATATAAGAATAGAGTGAAACGAAAAAATTCTGAGAAAGAAGAGTTGAATAATATGAAAAAAGATATTGAAGAAATAAAAAATTTACTCAAAGATTTTTTAAGCAAATAAACTGCCACCAATAATTCATATAAATATCTAAAGGATTATAATTTACAAAGATAATGGCAGTTTATGCATCTAATATTGTGATTGAGCAGGGATTTGATTTTTCCAGCTCTTTTGCCTTAGGTGACTCTAGAACCAATTCCAGTATTAATATTACTGGATATGGTGTTACTGCACAATTAAGAAAAAGTCCCTCTAGTTCAACATCAGTTTCTTTTGCTTCGACAATTTTAGATTCCGAAGTTGGTATTATTGAACTTTCACTAACTGATAATCAAACTCTAAGTTTAAAACCTGGTAGATATGTTTATGATGTTCTAGTTGAAATCGGGGGATTGGACTCTGGAGGAAAAAAATATAAAGCATTTGAGGGTATGGCTTTAGTAAGAGCGGGAGTAACAAGGTAATGCCAAGTATACCAGATAGAATTGGTGGACAGGGGGTAATAAAAGTCCTCTCAAATATTAGTGGATCATCTGTATCTAGAATTGTAGATCTAAGTGATGTTGATGTATCATCCTTAGCAGATGGTTTCTTTTTAGAATATAATGCAAATACTTCTAAATTTATCACAACAGATACATTTAGATTTGTTAAAAATATTAATGTAACTGATACGGTCACAACTCAAAACATTGATGTTGTTGGAGTTACTACTTTTAGGGGTGATTTATTTGTAGGTTCAGATCTTTATGTTGATGAATATCTAATTTATGAAAATAATTTTAATGGTCCAAATGGAGTTGGATATTTTACTACAGAAGGAAAATTAGTAAGTAGTGGAAGCACTGCAACGGCAATAGAGACAAGTAATTTTATATTAACAACTGATGAACCATCCGGAATTGTTACTTGGACAAGTATCCTTGATGGAGGAGAATACTGATGGCAAAACCAAGTACAAGACAAGGATTAATTGACTATTGTCTCAGAAAACTGGGAGCACCAGTTTTAGAAATCAATGTTGATGATGATCAGATAGATGATTTAGTTGATGATACTATTCAATATTTTAATGAACGACATTATGATGGTGTTGAGAGAATGTATTTAAAATACAAAGTATCTCAAGATGATATTGATAGAGGAAAGGCTAATGGAACAGATGGTGTAGGAATTGTAACAACTACTGGGACTTCAAATATTGTAGGAACTGCAACTACTTTTAATTTCTACGAAAATTCGAATTATATACAAGTTCCAGATTCTGTAATAGGAGTTGAAAAAATATTTAAGTTTGATACTAGTTCAATTTCTGGAGGAATGTTTAGTATTAAATATCAACTTTTCTTAAATGATCTTTATTACTTTAGTTCTGTTGACTTACTAACTTATGCAATGACAAAAACATATCTTGAAGATATTGATTTTTTACTTACCACAGATAAACAGATAAGATATAACAAAAGACAAGATAGATTATACTTAGATATAGACTGGGGAGCACAATCTAAAGATACTTTTTTCGTAATTGATTGTTATAGAGCATTAGATCCCGAATCATTTACTCAAGTTTATAATGATTCATTTGTAAAAAAATACTTGACGGCATTGATAAAAAGACAATGGGGTCAAAACTTAATTAAATTTAATGGTGTCAAACTTCCTGGCGGAATTGAATTAAATGGAAGGCAGATATATGAAGATGCTCAAAGGGATTTAGAAGATATAAAACAAAGAATGTCTTCTGAATATGAACTACCACCTTTAGATCTAATTGGATAATTATGGCACTGAATCCCTATTTTCTTCAAGGTTCATCTGGTGAACAGAGTCTTGTACAAGACTTAGTGAATGAACAATTAAAAATGTATGGAATAGAGGTTTACTATATTCCAAGAAAACTATTAAAAACTGATGATATACTGAATGAAGTTCAGTCTTCAAAATTTGATACAAGTTTCGTAATTGAGGCATATTTAAATAATTATGATGGGTATGCTCCTGATAGTGATATCATGACCAAATTTGGTCTAAGACTTAAAAATGAAATAACTTTAGTTCTTTCAAAAGAAAGATTTGAAGAATCAATTTCACCATACTTAGCAGAAATTGCCTCAATATCTAGAATATATTATCCAGGAGAAGACCTAGCATTTGTTGATAGACCAAAAGAAGGAGATTTAGTTTATTTTCCTTTAGGAGAAAGATTTTTTGAAATTAAAAGAGTTGAAGTAGAAAAACCATTTTATCAATTAGGTAGAAATTATGTTTATGAATTATCATGTGAACTCTTCGAATATGAAGATGAGGAAATTGATACCGGAATTCCAGAAATAGATGATGTTCTAGAAGATGTTGGTTATATTACTGATTTGAAATTGGTTGCCTTCGGTGGAACTGCAGAATGCGATTCAATACTTGTTCCAGGTTTTTCAGGTGTTACTAATGTTGTTCTACTAAATGATGGATACAATTATACAGGAATACCAACAGTAACAATAAGTCCTCCAGGTCTTGGATCTCCACTTTTTGCAGATGTGGATGTTAGTACCATTACAGGTGCCATAGGAGTTGATGAATTTTCTTTGACAGCTACCGCAGTTGCAATAACTACATCAGTCGGAGATGCAATATCAATTAAAGAGATAGTCATTACAAATACTGGATATGGATACACTGAACCTCCTACTATAACTATTGCTGGAGGAAATGGTTCTGGTGCAATTGCAACTTGCATTATATCCGAAAGTCCAATTCTTAAGATTGAAGTTACAGATAAGGGTGATAGATATTATCAAGCACCAACTATAACAATAGATCCACCAGTCGGTGGAGGAACAACAGCAACGGCAATCTCTAGAATTTTCAATGGAAGAGTTTCGGAAGTACTGTTAACAAATGCAGGTTCTGGATATACTTCTAAACCAAATATCACAGTTTCTCCACCACCTACAGTTGGAATTGGAACCTTTATTGTGTCCGAAACAGTCACTGGATCTCTTTCGGGAGTTACTGCAGAAGTCAAATCTTGGACTAATCCGGGACAAGACATTGATAAGATTTTGAGAGTTTCACTAAATAGTGGAACATTTAGTGAAGGAGAAAATATAGTTGGATCTTCTTCCTCCGCAATTTACACTTTAAAGTCATATGACACAGATACTTCATCAAGTGATCAATATTCAGATAATGATGAATTTGAGGTAGAAGCAGACAAAATATTAGACTTTACAGAAACAAATCCATTTGGTACATATTAATGTTAGGAACATACTATTATAACGAAATAATTAGAAAAACGATTATATCGTTTGGAACTCTTTTTAATGATATTCATATCAAACATAAAGATAATTCTGAAGATGTAATTTCTGATATGAGAGTTGGTTTATCTTATGGACCAATGCAGAAATTTCTTGCAAAAATTGAACAACAGGAAGATTTAACAAAACCTGTTGCAATTACTTTACCAAGAATGTCTTTTGAAATGAGTAGTATTCAATATGATGGTGATAGAAAAACTGGAATAGTACAAACCTTTAAGGCATGTGACAAAAATGGAAAGGTAAAAAAAGTTTTCATGCCAGTTCCTTATAATATAGGATTTGAGTTAAATATTTTCACTAAATTAAATGATGATGCTCTTCAAATAGTTGAGCAAATACTACCATTTTTTCAACCATCATTTAATGTTACAGTTGATTTGGTAGAATCTATTGGAGAAAAAAGGGATGTTCCTATTGTTTTAGATAGTATAGATTTTCAAGACGATTATGAAGGTTCATTTCAAACTCGTAGAGCATTAATTTACACTTTAAGATTTACTGCAAAAACTTACATATTCGGTCCTGTTGCAGATAGCACTGATGGACTTATTAAGAAAGTTCAGGTTGATTTGTATGCTGATACAAATACTAAGACAGCAAAACGTGAAATGAGATATACTGCTGTTCCTGACCCAATTGACGCAGAACCTGGTGATGATTTTGGATTTACAGAAAGTTGGGAATTTTTAGGAGACTCTAAAGAATTCAGTCCCACTAAAAAAGAGGATTACTAATCTATTATGAATAATTATGATTCAATCGATGAGGCTCTGAATATTGAGAGTGATATTGTCGAGTCAAAACCAATCAAAAAACCAGAGATTATAAAATCGAAAGATGATGATATAGAGAAAGATTATATCTATAGTCGTGCGAACCTCTACTCCCTCATAGAGAAGGGTCAGGAGGCAATCAATGGCATTATGGAGGTAGCAGGGGAAGGAGGCAGTCCAAGGGCATATGAGGTCGCAGGGCAGTTGATTAAGAGTGTTGCTGATACTACTGATAAGTTAATTGATTTACAAAAGAAACTTAAGGATGTAGAGGACGAAACTAAGAGAACTACAAACAATGTTACCAATAATGCAGTGTTTGTTGGATCGACATCAGAACTTCAAAAAATGCTTAAGCAAGGTTTTCTAAATAATAAAGAATAGACTACTTTTCATCGATGAAAAAGTGTAAGCAAGGATATTATTATTGTTATACGGATGAGGTTTGTAAACCTATTCCGAAGGGTTTAAGAGTAACCGCTAGATTTTCTGGTGGAGGAAAGGAACCAGAAGAAACTGGTATCGATGTTCCTACAAATGGTAATGGGGATGGAAACGGTAATGGTAATGGTGGGGATGGAGGAGGTGTAAGTGAATCGAAAAGTGGTGATAAGTCTTTGAGTGACTGGTTTGGCAAGAGTAGGTCTAGTGATGGCAAGCCTGGTTGGGTTCAATTGGGTGGCAAATATGCCGGAAAACCCTGCGCCAAACAACCAGGACAAACCACAAAACCAAAATGCGGATCCAGCAGAATGGCCGCAAATTTAGATGATAAGGAAGAGAAAAAAGCATTTAATAGAAAGCAACGTCAAGATCCAGATCCAGATAGAAAAGGGAAGGCAATCAACGTGAAGACAGAAGAAACTGTAGTAGAAAAAGCAGGCGAAAAAGATGCCTGTTATAAGAAGGTCAAGAGTAGATATAGTGTTTGGCCTTCTGCATATGCATCCGGAGCACTTGTAAAATGTCGTAAAAAAGGTGCTGCTAACTGGGGAAATAAGTCAGAGTCTGTAGAGTATTCTGATTGGAGAGATGACTTTAAAGCAACCGAATATGAATTCGTTGATATTATCAAAGCAGAACCTATTAAGGGTGGACAAGAACAAATTGATGAAAATGTTTCATCTGGAAAATCACGTCTAGCTAAAATGGGTAGGGTTAAAGGAAAACCTACTGGACCTATTACTAATGCCGAAAAATCTGCAGAGTTACAAAAACAAAAAGATACTGTAAAGGCAAAGGACAGAGAATCTGCAAGTAAGGTAGATGTATCAGGGTTAAGTCCTGCTGATGCATTAATGAAGAAAAGGCAAGCCGAATTTAAGGCAGAAAAGGCAAGATTAAAAGCACAAAAAAATATGAGAAGAGAAGAGACCGAATCACTTGGTGAAGGACAAAAGTGTTGGAAAGGATATGAGAAGAAAGGAACCAAAAAGATGTTTGGTAAAGTTGTAAACAATTGTGTAAAGAAAGAAGGGTATGATGTTGGTGATGTTGATCAAAAAGTTGGTGCCGTAACTCCTATTCCTAAGAGTGAACAGGATGCTGCCAGAGCAAGATTACTTGCTAAGGCAAAAGCAAAACGTGAAAAAATGAAAGAAGAAAAAGAAGAATCAAAAATCGACGGTAGCAATCTAAAAAAACTTGCCGCAAAAGCAGTAAGAAGAGTCGATGCCGATGTGGATGGTGATGTAGATACTGATGATATGAAGTCCTCAGAGACTGGTGAGTTTGTTCCTTCACCTGATGGTAAGAAACTAAAACCAAAGGTAAGATTTGAAGGTGCTTCCGATTGGAGAAATGAACTTGGAGAAGGTGCTGCCTGGACTAAAAAGTCAGGTAAGAGTAAATCTGGAGGACTAAATGAAAAAGGTCGTAAGTCTTATGAAAGAGAAAATCCTGGTTCTGACCTGAAAGCACCATCTAAAAAGAAAGGTAACAAAAGAAGAGCATCATTCTGTGCGAGAATGAAAGGAATGAAAAAGAAATTAACTTCTGCTAAAACTGCAAGAGATCCAGATAGTAGAATCAATAAGTCCCTTAGAGCATGGAACTGTAATTAAATTTTGTTATGAGTGACGTATATCTTGGTAATCCATTATTAAAAAAAGCAAATACTCCGATTGAGTTTACAGAAGAACAAATTATTGAGTTCCTCAAATGTAAACAAGATCCAATTTATTTTGCAAATAACTACATTAAAATTGTTTCTCTTGATGAAGGTCTAACACAGTTTCATCCATATCATTTTCAAGAGAAATTAATTCATAATTTTCACAATAACAGATTTAATATCTGTAAGATGCCACGACAGACTGGTAAGTCTACTACTGTGGTATCATATCTCTTACACTATGCACTTTTTAATGATAGTGTAAACATTGGTATTCTGGCAAACAAAGCATCTACTGCTAGAGAATTGCTAGGAAGATTATCAACCGCATACGAAAACTTGCCAAAATGGATGCAACAAGGTATCCTAGTGTGGAACAAAGGAAACATCGAGTTAGAAAATGGCAGTAAGATATTGGCATCTTCTACATCTGCGAGTGCTGTCCGAGGCATGTCGTTCAATATCCTCTTTCTCGACGAATTCGCATTCGTCCCGAATCATGTTGCTGACTCCTTCTTTGCATCTGTTTATCCTACTATTACTTCTGGCAAAAGCACAAAGGTAATTATTGTATCCACACCACATGGTATGAATCACTTCTACCGTATGTGGCATGATGCGGAAAGAAATAAAAACGAATATATTCCTACAGAAGTTCATTGGTCAGAAGTTCCTGGTAGAGATGTAGTTTGGAAAGAACAAACAATTGCAAACACATCAGAAGAACAATTTCGGGTTGAGTTTGAGTGCGAGTTCTTAGGTTCTGTCAATACTCTTATAAACCCATCAAAACTCAAAACTTTAATATATGATGATCCAATACAGAGAAATGCTGGATTGGATGTCTATGAAAATCCAATTCCAGAACACAATTATCTAATTACGGTTGACGTTGCTCGTGGTCTTGGTAATGATTACTCCGCATTTATTGTCTTTGATATCACAGAGTTTCCTTATAAGGTAGTTGCAAAGTATAGAAATAATGAAATTAAACCAATGTTATTTCCAAATATCATATTTGATGTGGCAAAGGGATATAATTATTCTTGGTTATTGATAGAGGTTAATGATATTGGTGATCAGGTTGCTAGTATTCTCCAGTATGATTTGGAATATGAAAATATTCTTATGTGTGCTATGAGAGGTCGTAATGGTCAAGTTGTTGGATCAGGATTCAGTGGTAAGAAATCTCAACTTGGAGTTCGTACAACTTCAGCAGTTAAAAAATTAGGATGTTCAAATCTTAAAACTCTTGTAGAAGATGATAAATTACTTGCGTCTGATTATGAAATTATATCAGAACTTACCACTTTTTCGCAAAAAGGAAACTCTTTCGAAGCAGAAGAAGGATGTAATGACGATTTGGCAATGTGTCTTGTAATATTCTCTTGGTTAGTAGCACAAGAGTATTTCAAGGAGATGACAGAGAATGATGTAAGAAAAAGAATATACGAGGAACAGAAAAATCAAATTGACCAGGACATGGCACCATTTGGATTTATTGAGGATGGAATTAATAGTGAAGCAAGTTTTGTAGATGATTCTGGAGATAGATGGTATGCAGATGAATATGGTGATATGTCCTATATGTGGGATTATAAGTAGTGTCTTTTGATGATGAGATCGAATTAGAACATTTATTATTCTTTGATCGCAAATGTAGAGTTTGTGGAAAGATTAAAAGTTTGATGGATGATTTTTATCTCACTCGAAAAGGTAGAAAAACATTACCATCTGCATATTCATATGAATGTAAGGATTGTACGGTTAAAAGAGTAAGTAAAGGTAGAAAGAGCAATTTAAGATGGGAATATCCTGATTGGTAAGTATTCACGCATTGTTTCCCCATTAGAAATACCCCTTTTCCTAAATATTTTTAGGTAAATTGGATGCGAGGAAAAAACAAGATGCCACTAAATTTAGCATCTCCTGGTATTGTAGTAAGAGAAGTAGACTTAACTGTCGGTAGGGTTGATCCAACCTCCGGTGGCATTGGTGCGATTGTTGCACCTTTTGCACAAGGTCCCGTTGATCTTCCTACAGTAATCGGAAGCGAGAAAGACTTATTAGATGTCTTCGGAAAACCATACGGAACAGATAAGCACTATGAGCACTGGTTAGTTGCTTCTTCTTATTTGGCATATGGTGGTTCTCTTAGTGTTGTAAGAGCAGATGATACTAGTCTTCAGAACGGGTTTGTTGGTGCTGCCGCAAGTATCAAAATTAAAAGTTTAGAGCACTACGAAGAATTAGGATACGATGAAAATCCAATTACTAATGTAGTTGTTGCTGCCAGAAATCCCGGTTCTTGGGCAAATGGTTTAAGAGTTGGTATTATTGATGCCAAGGCAGATCAAATTCTTACACTTTCTGCAGCACCTGCAGGATTTGCTGTTGGAATGGGAGTTACTCAAGCAATTTCTTCAACACTTCCAGGAGCAGGAACTACTTCAGTTCTTGATGGATATTTAAAAGGTATCGTCACTGAAGTTGTTGGTGCAAATGCTTATGTAAAAGTTCTTGAGCATGTATCCGCAGCAGGAACTGTTACCGAAGTAGATTATCAACAATCTGGAGTTTACACATTCTCCGGAAGTGGAAGTGTAGCAATTCACACTAGTGGACAAGCAGCATCATATGCGACTACTTCTGTTACTGCACAGACAGATTGGTTCGATCAACAATCACTTACTTTAACTTCTTCATCGACTGTTAAGTGGAATCAACTCGCAGATCGTCCAGGAACTTCCGAGTATGCAGCAGCAAGAGGTTCTAGATTTGATGAAGTTCATGTCGTCGTAGTTGATGGTGATGGAGATATCACTGGAAACTCCGGAACAATTCTCGAAAAGCATCTATCACTATCAAAAGCAAAAGATGCAGAATTCTCTCTTGGATCTCCTTCATACTGGAGAAAGTATATTGCAAATGGTTCACCAAATATTTTTGCTGGTTCAGCACCAGCAGGTATTGTAACAACCGGATTTGTTAGTGGTGGAACTGGATTTGATCCTGAGACTGATGTATCTTGGGATCAAAATGCTGAAGGTATTACCTTTGCCGCAACTGGTAATTCTAACAACACCTTAAGTGGTGGTTGGAATTACGATGGAGCAGGTAACATACAAAATCCTGGTGCATTAAGTTCTGGATTAGATGGATTAGTTACTGGTTACGGATTATTTGAGAATACTGAAAAGTATAATGTAGATTTCATTCTTATGGGATCTGCCGGATATGGTAAAGAAGAAGCACAAGCACTTGCGAATAAGTGTATTGCGGTTGCCGAAACAAGAAAGGATGCGGTTGCATTCATCTCACCATATAGAGGTGCCGCAATTACTGATGTTGGTGCAGGAACTAATGATGTTGATGATAGAGCAGTAACTATCAATTCAGATGAGACAATTACTGAAAATGTAATTAGTTTCTATTCTCCCATCACTTCAACAACTTATGGAATTTTTGATAGTGGTTATAAGTATACGTTTGATAGGTTTGCAAATACCTTTAGATATATTCCACTAAACGGAGACATTGCTGGTCTTTGTGCCCGAAATGATGCGAACAACTTCCCGTGGTTCTCACCAGCAGGAACAAATCGTGGTGGAATTCTAAATGCAGTTAAACTTGCATATACTCCATCTAAAGCACAGAGAGATAGATTGTATTCTAATAGAGTCAATCCAGTAATCTTCTCACCTGGTGCCGGTATTGTTCTCTTTGGAGACAAGACTGGATTTGGTAAGTCATCGGCATTTGATCGTATTAACGTTCGTAGATTGTTCATCTATCTTGAGGACGCAATTTCTGCTGCTGCAAGAGATCAACTCTTCGAATTTAATGACGAAATCACAAGAACTAACTTTGTGAACATTGTCGAACCATTCCTTCGTGATGTTCAGGCAAAGAGAGGAATCTTCGAATTTGTAGTTATTTGTGATGAGACAAATAACACTGCTGCTATTATAGATAATAATGAGTTTGTAGCAGACATCTTTATCAAACCCGCAAGATCAATCAACTTCATCGGTCTTACGTTTGTTGCCACCAGAACTGGTGTTTCATTTGATGAAGTAATCGGTAACGTTTAATCTAGAGGTTTAAGAAACAATGGCTCGTCAACAAGTAAATACTTTACCACTAAGAACTATTAGTGATTTTAAAAGTAAATTAAAAGGTGGTGGTGCAAGACCCAATCTATTCGAAGTGGAACTAGCCTTCCCTTCGGGTGTTGGTGTTCAGGATGAGAATGAAGTTCTTGATAATGCTAGATTTTTAGTAAAAGCAGCAGCACTACCTTCTTCAACAGTAGCACCAATTGATATTCCTTTTAGAGGAAGAATCCTGAAAATTGCAGGTGATAGAACATTCGAAACATGGACTATCACTGTAATGAATGATACTTCATTCAATATCAGATCTGCATTTGAGAAGTGGATGAACTATATTAATAAATTGGACAATGGAACTGGTGAAACAGATCCTGCACTTTATCAAGTGGATGCTAAAGTAAATCAATTAGATCGTACCGGAACAGTCCTTAGAAAATATGTTTTTAAGGATGTTTTCCCAACTAACATCTCTACAATTGATTTAAGTTATGAGACAACTGACACTATTCAGGAGTTTACCGTAGAAATGCAAGTCCACTATTGGGAAGCATATAAAGGTAATGGACCATCAGCAGGTGGTGAAGATATTGCCTAAATAATAAAATAGTAGTCTAAGTTAGTTTATAATATGGCAAAACTTTTTGGTTTTTCTATTGATGATGCAGAAAAGAAATCCAAATCTATAGTTTCCCCTGTCCCCGTGAATAACGAGGATGGGGTTGATAACTATATTAGCAGTGGATTTTATGGTTCATATGTAGATATTGAAGGACAATATAGAACAGAATTTGATCTAATTAAAAGATATAGAGAGATGTCACTACATCCAGAAGCGGATGGTGCTATCGAAGATGTTGTAAACGAAGCAATTGTGAGTGATCTTTATGATTCTCCAATTGAAATTGAATTATCTAATCTAAATGCTACGGACAATTTAAAGAAAGCAATTAGACAAGAATTTAAGTATATTAAAGAAATTTTAGATTTTGATAAAAAGTCTCACGAAATTTTTAGGAATTGGTATGTTGATGGAAGACTTTATTATCATAAGGTAATCGATCTTAAAAAACCTCAGGAAGGAATTAAAGAACTGAGGTATATTGACCCAATGAAAATGCGGTTTGTCCGCCAAGAAAAGAAACAAGATAAGAATCTTATTGGACCAAATATTCCTGGTCGTGATGAACAAAAAAATGGAATTGCTCCAGAGATTGAGGAGTATTTTGTATATACCCCCAAACCAAACTATCCAACCGGAAACTTAACCGGTGGTGGTGGAAATAAAGGAACAAAAATTGCAAAGGATGCAATTACATATTGTACTTCCGGTCTTGTAGATAGGAACAAAGGAAATGTTCTTTCTTATCTACATAAAGCAATCAAGGCACTCAATCAACTTAGAATGATTGAGGATTCTCTGGTTATTTACAGATTGTCAAGAGCACCAGAACGTCGTATTTTTTATATTGATGTTGGTAATCTTCCTAAAGTGAAGGCAGAACAATATCTTCGTGATGTTATGAACCGTTATCGTAACAAGCAAGTATATGATGCGAACACCGGAGAGATCCGTGATGATCGTAAATTTATGAGTATGATGGAAGACTTTTGGCTTCCTCGTAGAGAAGGTGGTAGAGGAACTGAAATCACAACTCTTCCAGGTGGACAGAATTTAGGAGAACTTGCTGATATTGAGTATTTCCAAAAGAAACTTTATAGAGCACTTGGAGTTCCAGAATCAAGAATTGCTGCCGATGGTGGTTTTAATCTCGGACGTTCTTCTGAAATCTTAAGAGACGAACTTAAGTTTGCTAAGTTTGTTGGTCGTCTGAGAAAGAGATTTGCTCAGATGTTTAATGATATGTTGAAGACACAGTTAATCCTTAAGAACATTGTTTCTGTGGAAGACTGGGATAGAATTAGTGATCATATTCAATATGATTTCTTGTATGATAATCAGTTCGCAGAACTCAAAGAAACAGAAATGTTGAATGAAAGACTTGGTGTTCTCGCAACTATTGAACCTTATATCGGTAAGTATTATTCCCAGAAGTGGGTTCGTAGTAAAGTTCTTCGTCAGACTGATGGAGAAATGATTGAAATGGATGAGCAAATTGAACAAGAAATTAAAGATGGCATTATTCCAGATCCAAGTGCTGTTGATCCAATAACTGGAGAACCATTACCACAAGAAGGTGAACAGGGAATGATGGGTGATGTTCCGATGGAACCTGAAGTAGATGGTGGAATGACTGAAGTAGACGGCAAATCTGCTGAGATATAAATATAAAATATAGATATATTAAACTTTCATGGAAGAAATTGTAAATTTAATTGGATCCGACTCTTCGGCATCTGATATTAGTGACAGAATCAAAGATGTTTTGTATGCAAAAGCAGCAGGACATATTGATAATGCTCGTCCAGTAGTTGGAGCATCTATGTTTGGTGACGAATCACAATCAGAGGATCAAGAATAATGGGATATATTCGTCATGACGAAAATAATAACCCAGAACCAGGTGTATCTACTGTTTTCTCCTCTTCATATCTTGGAGGCACTACCGGTTGGTCAACTGTCACCTATGAAAATTTTAATGTAGATTATCAGGCTCGTAATGCAGATAATAGTCCAAGAACTCCTGGAACATATCAACGTCACGATGAAAATAATAATCCAGTTGGTGTAGGAACATATCAACGTCACGATGAAAATAACAATCCCGTAACATCTCCATAGCAAGATAAAGAAATGAAACTCATCACAGAAGAAATTTCAAACGTAAAGATTATTACCGAAGGTAAAGGTTCTAATAAGAAACTTTATATTGAAGGTGTTTTCCTTCAAGCAGACCTCGAAAATCGTAATAAAAGAATGTATCCTATGGAGACTCTTTCTCGTGAAGTAAAAAGATATAATGAAGCATTCGTCCAAAAGGGACGTGCTCTCGGAGAACTTGGTCATCCCGATGGACCTACCGTAAATCTTGACCGTGTTTCTCATAAGATTACTTCACTCACTCAAGAGGGTAGTAATTTTAGAGGTAAAGCACAAATCCTTAATACTCCTATGGGCAAAATTGCATCTTCACTTTTAGATGAAGGTGTGATGCTTGGAGTTTCTTCTCGTGGTGTTGGTTCATTAAAAGAAGATCGTGGTGGAGTGAAAGTTGTTGGTGAAGATTTCATGTTAGCAACTGCTGCTGATATCGTTGCCGATCCTTCTGCACCTGATGCATTTGTATCAGGAATTATGGAAGGAAAAGAGTGGATTTGGGAAGGAGGAATTCTTCGTGAACAACTTGCAGAAAGAACTCAGAAGAGAATTAACACTCTTGTTGACCAAAGAATTCTCGATGAACATAAGTTAAACTTGTTCAACGAATTCTTATCAAATCTTTAAATTATAAATAAATATATTAGTATAAAAAATCTAATAAATCAAATGTCCGTTGGTAGCAATTTACAAGAAATGGAAAACGTAGTAACTAAAGGAGCTGCTGCATCTGAACCAATGTCAAAGGCAGGGAGCAATGCTTCCGGTGTATCCACACCAGGCCAAACTGGCAATTGGGAAGATCTCGGTGGTCCGACTCCAGAAAACTATAAAGTAGACGACAACTCTGCTAAACTCGCAGAACCAAAAATCGCAACTGTCAAAGACATTGTGAATAGAGGTGCTAAACCTGCCGAACCCATGCCTAAAGGTATGAAGGAAGAAGAGGAAGTTGACGGTGAAGTAGTCGAAGAAGAAGAGACCACTGCATCTGCCGAAGATGTAGTTTCTGAGGAAGAAACTTCTGATGAAGAAGTTGTATCTGAAGAAGAAGTCATCGAAGCAGAATATGACATCGAAGAAGATGTTGATGCATTGCTTGCCGGTGAAGAACTTTCCGAAGAATTCCAAGAGAAAGCACGTACCATTTTTGAAACTGCTATCAGGACAAAAGTTGCCGAAGTTCAAGAAGAACTGAAGGTACAATACGAATCAACTCTCGAAGAAGAAGTTACTCTTATTAAAGAAGAACTGACTGATAGAGTTGATGCTTATCTTGAGTATGTTGCCGAAGAGTGGATTTCCGAAAATCAACTCGCAGTTGAGCAAGGTCTCAAGGCAGAGATGACCGAATCATTCCTCACTGGAATGAGAAGTCTTTTTGAAGATCATTATGTAAACATCCCTGAAGAGAAATATGATGTAACTACCGCAATGGTAGAAAAATTAGATGAAATGGAATATAAACTCAACGAGCAAATTAAGTCTAATATTGCTCTCAATCAAAGATTAGCCGAGTCGGTTGCTGATGCAATCTTCTCCGATGTCTCCGAAGGTCTTGCACTTTCACAGAAGGATAGACTAGCTTCTCTTGCCGAAAATGTTGAGTTTGATAGTGAAGACAACTATCGTGAGAAACTGGCAACCCTGAGAAATTCATATTTCCCAGAAAATGCTGGTGCTCAAAGAGACACTTCAGAGAATATCTCCGAGAGTTCAGAGTCCATTGCACAACCAGTTACTGGTCTAATGGAATCCTATCTCGATACTCTGACTAGAGTTTCTAAAAAGTGATTTTTTAATTATAAATCAAACTAAAATTTTTAACAAGGTAAATTCAAATGCAAGGTTTCAATGCTGAATACCTTCAGGAGAAGTGGGCACCTATCCTCAACCACGAGGGTCTCGGAGGCATCAATGATGCTCATAAGAGAATGGTTACCGCAGTTCTTCTGGAGAATCAAGAAAGAACAATTAGAGAGGAAAAAGAATTCCTTTCTGAAGCACCTACCAACTCCGTTGGAGACGGAACTGGTATTAAAAACTTCGATCCCGTTCTGATCTCATTGATCAGACGCGCAATGCCTAACCTGGTCGCATATGACCTCGCAGGTGTTCAACCGATGAACGGTCCTACTGGACTGATCTTCGCAATGCGTTCCCGTTTCACGAATCAAAGTGGTGCAGAAGCACTCTTCGACGAAGCAAATACCGGATTCTCTAACAGTGGAATCGGAAGTGCTACTCCATATGTTACTGGTCAGGAAGCAAACGTTGGTTTAGGAACCACTGGAAATCAGAGTGGATCTAATCCAGGACTTCTGAGCCCAACTGCTCAAACCCAAACCGGATATAACGTCGGTCAGGGCATGGATACTGCATTCTCCGAGGATCTCGGAGATGGTCAGGCATTCAATGAGATGGCATTCTCGATTGAGAAAGTCACCGTTACTGCTAAGTCCCGTGCTCTGAAAGCAGAGTATTCTCTGGAACTGGCACAAGACCTCAAGGCTATTCATGGTTTGAATGCCGAGGCAGAACTTGCCAACATTCTCTCCACTGAAATCCTTGCGGAAATCAACAGAGAAGTCATCAGAACCATCTATAAGGTTGCAGAACCCGGTGCTCAACAGAATGTTGCCACCCCTGGTACTTTCGACCTTGACGTTGACTCTAATGGTCGTTGGTCTGTTGAGAAGTTCAAAGGTCTTATTTTCCAAATCGAGAGAGATGCGAACGCAATCGCACAAAGAACTCGTAGAGGAAAGGGCAACATGATTCTGTGTTCCGCAGACGTTGCTTCCGCACTGACCATGGCTGGTGTACTTGATTACACCCCTGCACTCAATGCAAACCTGAACGTTGATGACACTGGTAACACCTTCGCAGGTGTTCTTGCTGGTAAGTATAAGGTCTATATCGATCCTTATTCTGCAAACCTTCCTAACCCATCTGGTGCTCAGTACTATGTTGCTGGTTATAAAGGTTCTTCACCTTATGACGCAGGTCTGTTCTATTGCCCTTACGTTCCTCTTCAGATGGTTCGTGCAGTTGGAGAGAACACTTTCCAGCCTAAGATCGGCTTTAAGACTCGTTACGGTATTGTTGCCAACCCCTTCGCAGAAGGTGCTGCTCCTGTTACCAATCCTGGTAGACTGCAGACTAACACAAACCGTTACTACAGAAGAGTCAAGGTTCAAAACCTCATGTGATATTTGCCTACGGGCATTCACACTCACAGACCTCCTTCGGGGGGTCTTTTTTTATCTAAATAAAAATAAAAATGGCTTGCAATTTTCCCAACCAAATAAACAATAGAAACTTTCTAGCACCGGTTGGTTTTAAGTTTACTCTTTCAAAAAATCCAAAGATTCCTTTTTTCTGCAATTCAGCAAGAATACCAGAAATTAGTTTAGGTTCTGCAATTCAACCAACATATCTTAAGGATTTGGATGTTCCTGGTGATAGATTATCTTATGGAGATTTCTCTTTAAGATTTTTAGTTGATGAGAATATGGAAAATTATATGGCAGTCCATAATTGGTTGACTGGATTAGGATTTCCAGAAACAACTCAACAATTTAAAGATTTAGTTACAAATGATGATGGAGTCAGAGATTTAAAAGAACAGTTCAGTGATGGAAGTCTTCATATTTTAAATAGCAATTTCAGAGATGTTGCTATTGTAAAATTTAGAGATTTATTTCCAATTTATTTGACCTCTTTAGATTTTGAAGCAAGTGATACTGATATCAGCTACTTTACAGCAGAGGTCACTTTCAAGTATACTATCTACAATGTCTTAGCTGCTGATAACAGAACACCCTTATGAACCTTGATCAAATTCAGGAGATGTGGGAAAAGGATTCTCAAATCGACCCTGATAATCTACATGATGAATCATTAAAAATTCCACAACTTCATTCGAAATATTATACTTTATATAATACCATCACTCTTTTGAGAGAGAAGGCAAGAGGAACTTATAATCGAGTAAGATTGGAAAGATATAACTATTACACAGGAAAGGCAACAGCAGAGGTTTATGCCGAAGAACCATTCCCATACAAAGTTAGAGATAAAGAGGCATTACAGAGGTATATGGATGCCGATGAGAAGTTAAATACTATTGACCTCAAAGTTCGTTATTATGATGTAATGCTCAAGTTCTTAGAAGAAATTATTAAGACAGTTTCAAATAGAACTTTCCAAATTAAAAACTCAATCGACTGGCACAAATTCCAAGCAGGTTTTAACTAATGGACGACGAATATTATTCTATAGAATTAAATATCAGAGGAATTAGACTTATTCATGAAGGACTTCGACAAGCAGTTCAAAAATGGTCTGGGGGAGAACCAGAAGAACAAATTAATTTAATCGCAATGAGAGATAATTTTTATAGACTTATCTTAGAACATCAGTTTGACAACATGAACTAAATACTTATAGGTGAACCTATGAGTTATGTCTCATTTGATTATATCAAAAAAGAATGAAGTATATTTACAGGTTAAGGCAGAACCTCACGTATACTACGAATTATCAGACCAGTTTACCTTTGAGGTTCCTGGTGCAAAGTTTATGTCCTCGTATCGTAGTAAATACTGGGATGGAAAGATAAGATTATTTAATACTCAAACAGGAGAGATTTATGTTGGGTTATTAGATAAGGTTACAAAGTTTTGTGATGACCACAAATACACTTATGAGTTTGTAGATAATAAGTATTATGGTCTTCCTTTTGAGACGAATGATTTTATCTCAAAGGAAGGTGTAAAAGATTACATGAATGCTATTTGCAAGTATTCACCGAGAGATTACCAAGTTGAGGGAGTATACGACGCCTTAAAACATAATAGAAAATTGTTGATATCCCCAACTGCTTCTGGAAAGTCTCTGATGATATATTCTCTTGTGAGATATTACGTTGAGAAGAAACAAAATATTCTGATAGTCGTTCCGACGACTTCGCTAGTAGAGCAGATGTATAAAGACTTTGCAGACTATGGTTGGGATGTAGGTTCATATTGTCACAAGATCTATGCGGGAAAGGAGAGAGAAACAGATTCTCAAGTCATTATTACTACCTGGCAGTCTATTTACAAACTCCCCCGCAAATACTTTTCCAGATTTAATGTAATTATCGGAGACGAAGCACACCAGTTTAAATCAAAGTCATTAATATCTATAATGTCTAAACTTGCTGATGCAAAATATCGTTTTGGATTTACCGGAACACTTGACGGAACACAAACTCATAAATGGGTTCTTGAGGGATTGTTTGGTGCTTCCTACAAAATCATTCGTACCGATGAGTTGATGCAAAAGGGTTATGTTGCTAAACTGGATATCAATGTACTTCTACTGAAGCACCCAGCACATAAATTTGAAAACTTTGAAGAAGAAGTTCAGTATATTATTAATCATGATCGTAGAAATAAGTTCATAAGAAATCTTGCATTAGACCTCAAAGGAAATACTTTAGTTCTTTTTGCCAGAGTTGAAGGTCACGGAGAACCTCTATATCATATGATAAATAATAATACGGTTGATGAAAGACAAGTATTTTTTGTTCATGGTGGTGTAGATACAAAGGATAGAGAACAAGTAAGGGAGATTACTGAGCAAGAAAATAATGCAATTATTGTTGCATCATACGGAACATTCAGTACAGGAATTAATATCAAAAATCTCCACAATGTCATTTTTGCTTCTCCATCCAAATCTAGAATTCGGAATCTCCAGTCTATTGGAAGGGTGCTTAGGAAAGGTAATAACAAGACCAAGGCAACTCTCTATGACATTGCTGACGACATATCCTACAAATCCAGGAGGAACTATACACTTAATCATCTAATCGAAAGAATTAAAGTTTATAACGAAGAAAACTTTAATTACGATATTGTAAACATACCACTAAAGAATTAATATGGGAGATGAATTTTACGCAATAATAAAACTAGTATCTGGTGAAGAAGTATTATCACTTATTTCTATTGATGAGAATGATGGTGATCCTTTGATTGTAATGCAGAATCCAATCACAATGAAACTTCTACATTCTCAACATGGAATGCACGTTAAAGTTAAATCATGGATGGAATTAGCATCTGATGATTTCTTTATTGTAAGACCTGATAAAATTCTTACCATGACAGAAACTCATGATAAAAGAATGATCGAGATATATACTAACTATCTTGAAGATGAAGATGATATAGAAGTTTATAAACCTCAATCATCCTCTAATGAAAAACCTAAAGGTATTGTTAAACCTTCTAGAAAGATGGGGTACTTATCTTCGGTAGAAGAAGCAAGAAAGTCTCTAGAGAATATCTTTAAACTTGAAGATACTAAAGAAAGCTAAGCCCCTCTCTTTAACCCTAACAAAGGTATTCTACTGATAATCCAGGGTTCTGTCAAGCCCTCTTAAAAGTGTGGTATAATTAATATAACTTATACTTTAAAGAGTAATGGATTATGCCCAAAAAGAAATCTGAACACTATGTAAATAATAAAGAATTGTTAGAGGCAATGATTGTCTATCGAACCAAGGTAGAAAAATCATACATGAAGACTTTCAATAAAGACCTCAC